AAAATTCGAATTTATTTTAACTCTTGAAAATAACATCGTGATACAGAGGTTTTTCAACGTTAATAGATATAATCCAGCAGCACGAAACTCAATAGATTTGTATGATACAATTACAGATATTTGTGAAGGTATTCAATATGACCTAAAACAAAAAACATTGGAATGCATGGATAACCACCCCGATTTTATTACCGATACACAACGTTCAGAGGAGAGAGATAACGCAAAAGAAGAAAACTTTTTATTAAGAATTAAACTAGGAGAAGCTGTATTTATTTCTAGAATTTTTCCAGCTCAAGTCTATCATCCTAAAGCGAGATACACGGTTGATATACGACCTAAAGTGAGAAAGATTCTTCTTGATATTGCAGATGTTTTATCTTCGACGACCCCGAACAAAACTTATCTTCAATATGAATTAAGATAGACAAAACAAAATATGAACGATAAAAATTTCGGTTACTTAGGGACAACATTTCAACAGTCCCTATTAAAGACCATAATAGAAGATAGGAAATTTGCTACGTCCATTATAGATGTTATAGATAGTAAGTATTTTGACGGCCCTTACTTCAAATATCTGATGGAGAACATCAAGGAATTATACGCTTCTTATGGTAGTGTACCAACTTACGATACTTTACACCAAAAAATCTTACATGAGAATAATGAAACCACATCTAAGATTAATGTTGACACATTGGAAGCTATAAAGGAAAAAGAACTTGAAGACAGTAGTTATGTTAAAAGAGTATCTCTAAATTTTTGTCGCCAACAAGTTCTTAAAAGAGCTTTGAAGGAATCTGAAGAAATCATGATAAACGGTGATTTTGAGGAGTATGATAAGATTGAGGGTAAAATTCAGAAAGCGTTACAAGTTGGTGTTGTCCATGATGAAGTTGAAGATATTGGTGACAATGTCCGAGAATCATTACAAGACGATTATAGAAAACCATACCCAACAGGAATTCCCGGAATAGACGAACTACTCAAAGGTGGTATTGCAAAAGGTGAAATGGCAATCTTATTAGCACCAACAGGCATTGGTAAAACTACTTGGTTAACTATGATGGCAAACGCCGCATATGTTGATGGCGCAAATGTTCTACATATCTTCTTCGAGGATAATATAAAGGATGTTCGTAGGAAACATATTACTATGTGGACAGACATTGCCCCAGATAATTTACCTGAACATAAGGATGAAGTCTGTGAGTTTGTACAAAATAGAGTAGATAATACTCCAAACTTCCTTAAACTAGCAAAATACCCATCAGGCGACCTCTCAATTAATGAAATCAAAAACAAAATCAGAAAAATGACATCAGAAGGTCTTAAAATAGACCTATTGGTTCTTGATTATGTGGATTGTATCTCAAGTGAGGGAACTATGACAGGTGATGAATGGAAAGGTGAAGGAGCGATAATGAGGAGTTTAGAGGGCATGACCGATGAATTCGATATTGCTATATGGACAGCTACACAAGGTAATCGTGATAGTATCTCGTCTGAAGTAGTTACAACAGATCAAATGGGTGGTTCAATTAAGAAAGCACAAATTGGACACGTAGTAATGTCAATTGGGAAAACTCTTGAACAAAAAGAAAATAAACTAGCAACACTAACACTACTTAAATCTCGTATCGGCCCTGATGGAATCGTATTCTCAAATTGTGAGTTCGATAATGAATATCTTAGAGTAGACACTGCAACACAAAATACACTACTTGGACATAAAGTAGAGAAGGCTGAAGAAAAAGAAAGTCATAGAGTTGAGGTATATCAAAAGTGGAAAGAGAAAAGATCCGAAACTGTTGAACAACTTAAAGAAGAGGAAGCTGTATTAAAAAATAGTATCCAAGACCTTAGAAAACATAGTACTTTTGAAAATGCTGACGTTGTAAGTGAGACTGTAAACGAACCTGTAAGTGAGATTGTAGAGAAACCATTAACAGACCATGAGAGAGCGTCCCGAGCATTTAAAGCGATGAGAGACAAACAATTAGTAACAGCAAATTAACTACATTATATTATGATAGAACCCCAAATGAAATCTTATACCAAAGACGAAGTATTATCCGCCGCATTAGGTTACTTTAATGGTGATGAACTAGCGGCCGACGTATGGATAAGAAAATATTGTCTAAAGGACGATAAAAATTATTACGAATTAACTCCTGAAGACATGCATTGGAGGATTGCTAAAGAACTTGCGAGAGTTGATCTAAATATCCAAATGCATTAGGTGAGAAAGAAATATTTGAAACATTAGACGGATTCAAAAGAATAGTGCCACAAGGATCCCCAATGTCTGGCATTGGTAATAACATCCAAGTAGTATCTTTATCAAATTGTTTTGTTATTGGTAACAATGGAGATAGTGATAGTTATGGTGGGATAATGAAAATTGACCAAGAAATTGTTCAATTACAGAAAAGACGTGGAGGTGTAGGAACTGATTTATCATTTGTTAGACCCGAAGGACAACCTGTTAAAAATAGTGCAATCACCAGTACAGGTGTAGTGCCATTTATGAAAAGATTTTCCGCTAGTACTAACGAAGTCGCACAAGACGGTCGAAGAGGTGCTTTGATGGAAAGTATCGCAATTAAACACCCGGACGCTGAAGCATTTATTGATGCTAAAATGTTAAAAGGTGAAGTGACGGGAGCTAACATATCTGTTAAAATTGACAACCAATTCATGAATTCGGTTAAGTCAGGTAAACCATATGTACAACAATTCCCTATTAATAGTGACAACCCTAAAGTGGTGAAAGAAATTGATTCAGGGAAATTATGGAAAAAAATTATCCATAACGCATGGAAATCAGCCGAGCCAGGGATTCTATTTTGGAGTCAAATTATACATGAAAGTATCCCGGATTGTTATGCAGATAAAGGTTTTAAAACAACATCAACAAACCCATGTGGCGAAATTCCACTTTGTCCTGATGACAGTTGTAGATTACTATCTTTGAATTTATTCGGATATGTAATTAATCCATTTACAGACCACCCTAAATTTGATTGGGAATTATTTTGTTCTGATGTAAGAATCGCCATGAGATATATGGATGATATTATTGATTTAGAATTAGAAAAAATTGATGCTATTATAGCCAAGATAAATTCTGACCCTGAAGCTGATGAATTAAAACGTGTTGAACGTGAATTATGGGAACGAATTAAACAGAAAACTATTGATGGTCGTAGAACTGGCCTTGGTGTAACAGGAGAAGGTGATATGATAGCAGCAATGGGTCTCAGGTACGGTACAGACGACGCAACTGATTTTAGTGAAGAAGTTCACGAAATGTTAAAAATATGTGCTTACGAGTCCTCTATGAACATGGCGGCGGAACGTGGGGCATTTCCAATATATGATTGGAAGAAAGAAAAAGATAATCCTTTTATTTTAAGAATAAAAGAAAAAAACCCTACTCTCTATCAAGCAATGAAAACAAATGGTAGAAGAAATATCGCGTTATTAACAATTGCACCAACAGGTAGTGTGAGTATCTGTACACAAACATCTTCAGGTATTGAACCCGCATTTCTTGTATATTATAAGAGACGAAGAAAAATTAACCCACAAGAAAAAGGAACTAGAGTTGATTTTGTAGATGAAGAAGGTATTTCATGGCAAGAATATCCTGTATTTCACCATAATTTTGAATTATGGTTAACCGTAAATGGTTATGATATCGATGAGGTGAAAGCGATGGAATTCGATAAATTAACTAAAATAATTGAAAAATCTCCGTATCATAAAGCAACATCGAATGACGTGGATTGGTTGAAAAAAGTAGAAATGCAAGGGAGAGTGCAAAAACATGTTGATCATTCAATTTCGGTTACCGTTAATTTACCAAAGGATGTTACCGAAGAATTAGTGGGTAAAGTGTATGAAGCTGGATGGAAATCAGGTTGTAAAGGTATTACAGTATACCGTGATGGTTCAAGATCAGGGGTATTAGTAAGTGTTGATGAGAAGACAGAAGAAGAAGCGTACGATATCCATGTGACAAAACGGCCAAAAAGATTGAAAGGTGAAATTCATCGTTTCCAAAATAATTTAGAGAAATGGATTGGTGTAGTAGGAATAAGAGATGGGAGACCATACGAAATTTTCACAGGTAAATTAGAAAATGGTTTACGTGATTTACCTAATAATTTAAAAGAATGTGAGGTTGTAAAAAATCTTATTGATGGTAAAGATGAAGATGGGAATCTTATTAAAATTAAAAGTTACGATATTGAATACATAGATAATGATGGTGTGAAACATATACATCCCGGGTTAAACCACGCATTTAACCCTGAATTTTGGAATTACGCGAAGTTAGTGTCTGGCGTACTTAGACAACGGATGCCAATTGTTTATGTTTATGATTTAGTTGATCCATTAACATTTACGGAAGACCACATTAATACATGGAAAAATGGTATTGCTCGTGTGATTAAAAAATATATTAAGAACGGTGAAAAAGGGAAAGGAACTTGTCCAAGTTGTGGTAGTGACCTCCTCCATTTTGTTGAAGGGTGTCTCACTTGTAAATCATGTGGAAATTCCAAATGTGGATAATATGAAAATTGATAATAATTTTATACCGTATGGGTCAGAAAAACTTAAAAGTCGGTTCATCCCATTAATTAATGATTCTTCTATACCTAAAGAAAATACATATTGGATATATAGTAAAATAAGTACAAGATTTATAAAAAAGAAAAGATAATCGGTGAGTGTGGTAATTAATTTTATCACACTTTTTTCATTTCATAATATTTATATTAAATCGACGTTTATGAGTAAGAAAATAGTTATATTGACTGAAGGCCAAATTAAATCTGTTGTTGATAATTTAATGACCGAACAGGGAGAAAGAATTTATAAGGATTTTGATGTGAATTGGAATTACAAATTCACAAATAATATGTGGTACACAAGTAAAAAAGGTAAAACTAACTGGAAGTCATTAGAAAAATTTCCATCAGCGATACAAAAATTAAACCGTCGTTATAAAGTAACCCCCACATCTAAAAAGGTAAAACCTATGATTGGTCCTCCGAGACCTCAATCATCTAAAAAAACTCCGTCACAAATATCTTTGGGGTTGAAAATTGGGTCTAGAGGAGGTAATGTAATAAAATTACAAGAAAAATTAATATCATTAGGGTACGATATTGTTGCGGATGGTCAATTTGGACCAGGGACTAAAGATGCTTTAGTAAAGTTTCAAAATGAAAATAAAGTTCCCCCATCAGGAATGGTAGATAAAAAAACATTAAGTAGATTTTTATACCCCATAGAGCCACTAAAAAATTCTATTAACTCAAGATTGAACCCAACCATAGGTTTAGATATTAAGTCTTTCATAAGAAAATTATCCCCTAATGCTTACCAATTATTTTTTACTAAATCGTTAGGTGGTAATGATTTTAGTAGAAACCATAAACGAGTAATGTATAATACTATTCAGAACGCAATAAAACGCGGATCCAACCCTAAAGGTGGCGGTGCGACATATAAAGATTATGGTGGTGATATTTTTGATTCGTTCCCAAATATACATAATCCTAAACCAGGTATATCCACAAAAAGTATGATACTAAGAAGTATAACAGATACAAGTTATCAAGTGGCAGCAACTTTAGGAAATTTTTCATATAGATTACAACCTAATGGTACGTATATAGTAACAGACATATATGATTTTAGTAAAGCTCCATCATATACTGTCTCAAAGGATGAAATTAAAGGTATGAATCGTTTCCAACAAATCCGTTATATTATGAAGAAAGAAAATACTACGGCATATCGAGCTTTGAGACAAATTGGATATATAGAACACCCAGACACAGCATCTGAATCTGAAAAAGCAAAGATAAGTTTGGTAATTAACCCAAAAGATTACGCTTAATCTTCTGTTTGAGTTGTCTTACTTCTCTTTTTTTACGAACCACCCAAATTAATAAAATTAATATTATTAATGGTTGAAATATAACAAAGATTAATAAGTTCATCATTCCATACGAAATGTTAAATTCCCTACCATAATACATTATGGTATCACAACACCATAAAAATAAATTATCTGATGAGTTAACCCCTTTTTCAAAAAGGGTATTATATAAATCGGTTTGAGATACATACTCTTCTTGTAAACAAAAGTGATAGGTATTATTTTTATTCGATGTTAAATTATATATTGATATCGATATTAAAAATAGGGCGATAATCAATATTAATATTTTTATAA